AAAACAGAAGAGTTATCTCTAACTACTCCAAGTGTAGTAAAAACAGAAGAATTATCTCTAACTACTCCAAGTGTAGTAAAAACAGAAGAGTTATCTGTAACTAGTCCAAGTGAAGTAAAAACAGAAGAGTTACAAGATACAGCAATAGATGAAACAGATAATTTAAATAATAATTTGACATTTTCAGATCTTGATAAAGCGGTTGATGTAATGGGTAATGAAGAAAATTTATCAGCTCCAAAAGATATAGAACATTTAGAAAATTTAGCAAAAGAACGAGAACGAGAACAAGAAATAGGATATGAAGATGAAGATGAAGATGAAGATGATGAAAAAATAACAATTGGTAAAAATATTAATTTAGATACTATGGATATAGAAAATTTAAACAATGATGATGATAATATAAAACTAAATGATTTAATATTAAATGATGTTGAAGTATTAGTTTAATGCGTAATATTTATAAACTACAAATTATTATATTAATATAATATGGATAACACTTTTACATATAGCTTAATAATTTCTTTAGTTTATATTATAATAAAATTTATAGAAACAAAATTAATACTAAAAAATAATAGTAAATCGCTAAAAGATTTAATTAAAGAATCAATTATAGTTTATTTAAGTTCATTTTTAGGAATATATGTTGTTGAACAATATAATAGTAATTTGATTATAAAAGAACCAACTGCTTTTACTGAAAATCCGAGTTTTTAAATAGTTAATTAATAATAATAAATTAATTAACTAGTTTATTTTAATTTCATCTATATTAAAAACCTTAATTTTATTATTAAGTTTTTTTTTTGATACAATAAATTGATTAAAAAATTCTTTTTTAATCGTATTTTCGGGTGTATGTTTTGTTACAGTTCTTGCAATCATTTTATATAATTTAAAATCTGGATATCTTTCTTCTCCATTATTTTTATATAGAATATTTCTATTTTTATCATCATAACACCAGTCAATAATTATTTTAACTATTGGTGAAGTGATATTTTTAATTTCATTAATATCATCAATAAAATAATCATATAAAGAACATCCTAATCTACATAAATCAAAACTAAAATTAGGTTCAAGACGTGGTTTTTTGTTATTAAAATATGGTTCAAAATTAAATAACGTTGCAGCATCTCCTTTAAAATCATAACTATCACTACATAATAAATGATTTTTATAATTATAAATAGCTCTTCCAAAATCTATTATTTTAAATATTTTACCATATGTTGGTAATTTATAATATTTAAAATTATACTTATAGTATAAAAATTTTTTTTCAGTTTTAACATACATAATATTATTTGAATGTAAATCATTGTGTGTAAAATTAAAATTTTTTTGATATGTAATTAATATAAATATAATTTGTAAAATTATACATCCTAATTCATGATCAGTTATATTATCTGTATTATTAAATAATGAATCTAATGTATTTTCACATTTTTCTAATGCAATTAATTGTACAGGAAATTTAAATAATTTAATAAATATTTCATCATCACTTACAAGAGAACTAGAAATTGTATTATTTTCTGAACTTGTATTATTCTCTGAACTTGTATCATTTTCTGAACTTGTATCATTTTCATTATCAGATAAAGAACTATTAGATGTTCTAGAAGAACAAGAAGAAGAGGAAGAATTACTTTTATCTAATTTTATAATATTTTTTTCATATAAAATATTTGAAATAATATTATTTGAATAATCAAAATTATTGTTTGAATTATCAATATTACTTACGAATAAATCATTAAAAATATCTAAATTAGAACTGTCACATATATTTAAATTTATTTTTTCAATATCATTACCAATTGTAATTTTTTCTTTATAATTTCTCGTATTATTATTAAAAAAATTTAAATAATTTTCACTCATTATTTCAAATAATACATTTTTATTTTTATGAAAAATATCAGATTCATGTAAATTATAAATATCATCTGTAATATTAAAATAAAAATTATTTTTAATGCCTAAAAAAGAACCGTAAAAATCTATACCATGTGAAAAATTATAATTATGTAACATTATACTTGTTAAATAGTTAAAAAAACTATCTATATATGCACTATTATTAAAACAATCAACTTTTTTAATTTTATTAATATTATAATTGGGTAAGTTTAATAATTCTGAATGTGACAAATCATAATTATTTGTTATAAATTTTATTGGATCTAAAATAGGAGAAAATTTAAAAAAAATATTTTTATTATATTCAATATTTTTTTCATTTTTAATAACTCCTTCGTAGATATTTTCTGTTTTTTTATTAGTAATACTTTTAAGTCTATAATAATTATTTAAATTAATACTATTAAAATTATTTTCATTTAAATTAAAAAATTTCTTATAAATTGGTATATAATTTTGTGTATTTTCAGTATTTAATAAATCTATATTTTCAAAATTTTTAAATAATATTGTATTGTCATATTTTTTATAATTTAAGTTCATAATTCAGTCTAACATAAATTTTAATAAATTTTAACTCATTTAATGCGATAAAATATATAAATATTACTTTCTATTAATAATAATGACTTTGGAATTGAAAAAATTTAATATGAACCAGATTACTTTTAATGCAAATGAAAATAAAGGTCCTGTTATTGTATTAATTGGAAGACGCGATACAGGTAAAAGTTACTTAGTAAGAGATCTTCTTTTTCATCATCAAGATATACCAATTGGAACAGTAATATCAGGTACTGAAGCAGGAAACGGATTTTATGGCAATCATGTTCCTAAATTATTTATTCACGATGAATATAATACTGCTATTATAGAAAATATTTTAAAAAGACAAAAAACAGTTTTGAAACAAGTTAAAAAAGAATTAGAAATTTATAAAAGAACAACAATAGATCCAAGAACTTTTTGTATTTTAGATGATTGTTTATTTGATTCTACATGGACAAAAGATAAAATGATGAGAATGCTTTTTATGAATGGAAGACACTGGAAAATTATGTTAATAATAACAATGCAGTATCCCTTAGGTATACCACCAAATTTAAGAACAAATATTGATTATGTTTTTATTTTACGTGAACCTTATATTTCAAATAGAAAAAGAATATGGGAAAATTATGCTGGTATGTTTCCTACTTTTGAAAGTTTTTGTCAAGTAATGGATCAATGTACTGAAAATTTCGAATGTTTAGTTATAAATAATAATGCAAAAAGTAATAAATTAGTAGAACAAATATTTTGGTATAAAGCTGAACCACATAATGATTTTAAACTTGGTTCAAAAGAATTTTGGGAAGCATCAATAGGATTAGATTCAGACGATGAAGAAGAACATTATAATCCTAATTCAAATAGTAGACGTGGTCCTAAAATAAATGTTAGAAAAACTCGTTCTAATTGGTAGTTAAATATTCAATTTTAGATTTAATACACAAATTAGATTTAATAAAATTATCTTTATTTAAAGCAAAATTATAATTACAATCATGTTTTTCGCATAAGCGATGTTTATTACAAAATATTTTTTCACATCTACATTTACCAATTGAAAGTTCTACAACATTAAGTTTTTTTTTGCAATCAGCATATTCACATTTTTCTTTTGGCATTTTAATTATAAATTATAATTTTATATAATTAAAATCAATTTATTATTTTTTTAATATTACATTTTCATCTTCAAATAATTCTTTTCTAACTTCTTCTACTGTAGCATTGGCAGGTAAGCTACTATCAAACGTATTAACATTATTTATACTAACTAGATTTCCATTTTCATCTAATGTTTGTGATAATAAATTGCCACTTTGTTTTGCTTTTTCTTTGTTATCTTCAATCGCTGCTTTTTTAGATTCTTTTACACGTTTATCAAATTCTTCTTTAGCATATTTTTCATTTTTATTTTTTTCGTTCATTAATTCATTCAATTCGTCTTCTAAATATTCAACTCTACCTGTTTTGTAAGCTTCTGGATGAAAAGGCATCCACATACCTACAGGACCAACATAAACATCATGGTTTGGATCAATTTCTCTTAACATTTTACATCGTAATTCTGCTTCTGCTTGATTAGGAAAAACACCTCTAATTTTAATTCCACGAACACTTGTTTTAAAATTATGTAGTCTACTAAATTCTTCATCTAGTTTTTCTTCATTTTTATCCATAAAACTTTTAAAATCATCCTCTATTGATGTATTTGATAAAACATTTTTTTGATCTTTAGCAAAATCATTTAGATCAGTTACTAAATCTTGATACTCAATATTATATTTGTATGAAATAAAATTAAGAAATTGCGAATATTTTTCAAATGCTTTAGTCATTTCCCATTGTTTTGTAAATTCATTAAAATTATATAAATTTTTATCTTTGATTATATATTCAGGTGATAAAAAAGATATACAAGCAAATTTTTGTCCAGAAATTGGTTTATCTTCATCCAATAAATCAATATATTTAGGATTTATACTTCCATCATCATTCAATCTATGTTCTATATTCATATTTTTTTCTGTCATTATTATTTATATTTAAAATTAAACTTTAAGTATTAATTTATATTATAATTTTTTTCTTTATTATTATTATAATAATGAGTGTTGTCGATCTTGTTAATGAAATTAATGTAGGCGAACTATTAAAAAGAGCTATTAAATATTTTGTAGAAGGTGTTATGGTTGCTATTGCAGCTTACTCAATTCCTAAGAAAAAACTTAATTTAGAAGAAGTCGCTGTTATTGCTTTAACTGCTGCTGCTACTTTTAGTATTCTTGATACTTACATTCCAGCTATGGCTGTAAGTGCTCGTTCAGGTGCTGGTTTTGGTATTGGAGCAAATTTAGTAGGTTTTCCAGCTAAAGTATAAATAATAATTAAACTTTAAATATTATTTTTACACGGTTGCTATAAAATTCCAGTTTAATTCATTACAAATTTTTTTCCAAATTTGATCTTGTTCTATTCTTTTCTCTCTATCTTTTAACATTGGAAAAAATGGTAAAAATTCTGTTTCATTTAATAATTCACACAATTTATAAACCGTGTAATAATAATTTAAAAAATTAACTCGATTATCAGGACAATATTTAGCATAAGGACCTTGAATTTCTAAAAATAAATTACATAATTTATCTTCTAATTCTGGTTTCATTACTGGAGGTTTAATTCCTAACTTATCTTTAATAAAAGGTATATGCTCATAGTATTTATTATATCCTAATTTTTTTAATATTTCTTTTGCTTTTACATTTGTTAATTGATCTAATGTTATTCTTTCTTTTTTTAATTGTAATTTAATATTTTCTAATATTTCTTCGGGTATTAATGTTGTTTCTTTTGCTTGAAACTGAGCAATAACTTCTCTAAAATGATTTATTCTTTTATAAGCATAAAAACATACTTCTTTAGGAGGTTCTTTATAGGAAGGTTTTTCATTTTCTACAATATAATTTAATATACAAGAACAATTATTACAAATAAGATGTCCTTCTTGAATAACCGGTATTAATTCACCCTTATTACAATTAGTGCAAATATTTGTTTGTAAAACATAATTATTTATATCTAGTATTGTTTCATCTATATTTGAAAAATATTTTTTAACATTATTATCTTGATTAATAATATTTTTATTATTATTACCTGCTTTAAAAAAATTATTTAAAATGGTTGTTTTATTTTTACCTTCTGTTATATTTTTTTTATCTTCAAAATAGTTAAAAATATAATTTGAATTTTTAAGTAAATAATTTAGTTCTTCTTCCTTTTTTTCTTTTAGTAATTTTTTTATTTCTTTAATTCTGTCTTTAATAATTAATTTTTCATCAATATTTATATCTTTACTTTTAAATTTTATTTTTAATTCGTCTTTTTCTTTAATTAATTTAGGAATTTCGAGTGATTTTTCATTTAAAAAATTTTTCATTATTAAATTATGTTTATTATCCAACGTAATATTTTTATTTTTATTAACATAAATTGTTTTTGTATTTTTTTCTTTAAATGTAGGCATATAATATTTTAAATGTTATTTA